AACTACGTGACTCTTAGTTTTGTGATTAGGTGTTCTCTTAGGTTTATTATAACCTGATACACCAGCTCTCTCTAGTCTTGAATCTTTTTCAGCCATACTATTTCCCCTTCTTAGCAGTCTTAGCAGACTCTTTAAAGCTTTTATCCGTAGGCGCACCTTTAGCACCCACCTTACGCATCTTTTCTCCGGAACCCTCAGCTATTCGTTTCCGTTTAGCATGGATATTGTCATACAATCCTTGTTTAGTTGCCATAATAACCTCTCATATCCATGTTGTTTCTATTTGCTGAAAGTTACCCATACGTTGTGAGAAGGGTACTGTTGTGTTTGTTAATCTGTCTCCATGTGTCCTGATAACCTCAAGAGCAATAGCCAAGGCAATAACTGTATCATCATTCTGACCTACAATAGCATTTGTCTTTCCAGACTCGTCAGCCACATAGTTCATAAGTTCACCAATGATAACTCGGGAAGGTATCCAGATATCTTCTTGTTCAATAGCATTCTTCAGGAATCCAATGATAGCTGGTTTAGAGGCTGAAGTAGTTCTCCAGCCAATCCTTGTTCCTTCTTCCTTGGATACATTCGCCATCTTAGTCTGATAGTACATATTCAAGTAACCCATCTGTTTAAGACGGTTAAGTGTAGCAATACCCATACTGTTGGACTCTACTGCTAGTAAGGCATTATTATAGTACCTCCCTAGGTAAAATAATAAATCCCCAAACTGACTAGGATCAATCGTATTATTACGATAAACAGCGCAAACTTCCCTTCGGGCATTGATAACCACGGCTGTAGAATAATCCTTACCAACACCAAGAGACACATCAGCACCCACAGCAAATGAATCTTCAAAAGTAGGATACTTAAAGATTTCAATCGAACCATCTCTGGCATCCTCCATCATAGAGGATTCAAAGTTAAATTCTCTCTTTGCTAATATTGGTTGAGGTACTAACTTACTTAGCTTCTCAATGTTGAACACATTAGAACCAGAAACAATAAATGCTTCCTCAGGTGTCGCAGGATACTCCTGACGGAACTTATCCTCACCACCCTCTGCAATCTTTAACCTTCTCCAGTATAACTGATCATCATCTAAGTTATACCTTGTAACTAATACTTCTTCCTCTGTTGTTCTCTCAAACCCCTCAGGGGCTTTCCTACGATACTCTGACATCAGGTACCATGGAACAAAGATAGCTATATAGTCATTCTCACCCTTGACAGCTCCCTGCCATAACCTGTGAAAAGAATTACCCACACCATTAGCTGTACTCTCAAGAATAACCTCGGTACCGTCCGCTTGGGAAATACCTTGGAATAGTCCAGCTAGAATCTTTTCATCATGATTCCAGAAAGCTACCTCAGACAAGTGAGCAATGGTAGGAGTCGTTCCCCTACCCGCTTCAGGAGCACCAGCTGTATACAGCCTATACCCTGAATCATTATGCTCAAACATAATCTCTTTTGCATTTGACTTCTTCAACACAGGTCGGAATGTATCCCCCATGTTATAGATTGTATTCCTGGACATACCAAAGAGTGCATCACTGGTAGCAGCATCATGCGCCATAACTACCGACTTATTGTAAGCATTAAAGTAACTCTTCCAGAATACTCGTCCTGTTGTGTACGTACTTAAACCCATTTGTCGAGCTTTTAAAATAATAGCTCTCACTCGCCCCGTCTCTTTGAGTTGTTTCTCAAGAGCTTCATTCACAATCTTTTGGGCTTCATTAAACTCAAAAAATTGGAATCCCTTGGAGGAGTCCTTGGGTAAGATTTTAATTTGTTCTTTTGCGAATAACTCGAAGTTATCCTTATAAGCGGCTAATTTCTCCCGCTTCTTTAATTCCCTCAGAGCCTCTAGCTTCTCAGAATTGTTTTGTTGTGTCATATTTTCTTTGTAATAAAAAGTTTTCTCTATTATGTACCGACTAACTAGTTGATTTTATTATAAAAATAATTCTGATATTTTTAGAAATGTAATCTTTTGTATACGTCTTTGGGTACCCCCTAGGTTTGTCTATGGTAGAAGTCTTTGTGTGTGTCTAAAAGAATCAAGTGTTGGTTTGGTGTACCCTCTCTGGGTTTCCTTGCCCCCTTGTTTTTCTCTGCCGTCTCGGTGCGTGGCGCTGCCCGTCTCGGCTTCCTTTGTCTGCGCTCTTTGGAGGTGTTCCTTGTCTTCTTCTCTTTCTTCTTGGGTCTCTGCCCTTCCCGTCCTTGGCTCTGTGGCTTCCGCTGCTCGTCCGTCTCTTGCTGCTTCTGTTCCTCGTGGTTCGTTGTCGGCTCCTGTGTCGGTTGTTGCTGTTGCCTTGTCTGGTGCTGACGCTGTGTCTGTGGTCTGCTCGGACGGTCGTGTTCGTGTCTGCCGTGTTCCGTACGCTGTTCGTGCCTTGGGTCGTCCTGTTTCTCGGGATGCGGTGTTTGCTCGTCTCTCTTCCCGTGTTGGTGGTGCTCCCGTTCGCTTTGTTGCTGCGTTCGGGTACTCTGCTGACTCTTGGTTTGTGGCTGTTGAAGCCGCTTGAGGGCTTTCTCGGTTGGCTCCTTTGTCGGGGTCTTCCGAGAGCGTCTTGCTCTACCTGCTCCTCGGGGTTTCTGGGGTTTGGAGTGGTTATGTCTTCTTCTCTTGGCGCTTTGTTGCGTGCTAAATTGGAGGAGTCTGCTTTTGCTCCTCGTGTTCCTTTTGTTCGGGATGCGTCTGCCGTTGTGCCTGTCTGGTATGATGGTAGTACGTATTATCGGCTTGAGGCTCAGGAGTGTGGTATGGAATACTGGACTGAAGACCAGTGGTCTAACTACGAAGCAGATCAACGTGAGGATTCTATCTCTAATGATATGAATGCTTGCGATGAAGCATTTGACGATGGTGCATATGAACGTATGCAGCATAGACGTGAGCAACGTTATTTAGAGAACGATGCTAACTGGGTTAAATAAGGCTTTGTCTATTGGGTGTAACAACCCAATGGAGAGTGTCTTTCACTCGTCCGTGCCTGTCGGTTACAGGTTGTCATAGCTCAAGGAGATTAATATGACTAAGTTAATGCACGTTGTTTACATTCTGTTGTGGTCGCAACTAATGGTGTTCTGTGTCGATAAGATACAGTTTGAGGCAATGTATGGTTGGTTCCATGTCATTGGTCTGATCGCTGCAAGTGCCTGTGCTGGTGTACAGGTTGCTATCCTGTTAATCGAAATCAACGAAGGAGAATGAAATGGCTAAACGTTACAGCTTGACGTCTGATCTTATCAACCGTAGGATCAAGTCTAAAGAGAATGATGTCCTCATTGGACATCCCTGTGGAGCTATTGCTCCTGCCTCGTACTTACGTACGCATCCTAAGGCATCAAGGAATGTTGCTTATTACCTGCAAGGTGATGCATCGTTTGCTGGTGACTTTGAACTCATGCTAACAGAGATGGGTTTGTGTGGCTGCGAGATGCCTCGGTCTACTTGGAGACACCTTAAGTTCTGGGTGTCTAAGGGTTGTCCTCATTGGTCAGGTAATACTGCCTTCTCTAAAGCACTTGTGTGGTGGTGGAAGAGACATGCTTGGTGCTTTGTTCCTAACAGGAACGGTTCAAGCCAAGAAGCAAAGGATGCCGCTGAGTACTATAGAAATATAGCATACTTAGAGCTAGAGAAATTTCAACAAGCAAGGAACAAGGTTGAGTCACCTGTTAACCCACCCTTCTAAGGAGATATTATGTATCAGATAGTTGTAACACACCTTGACGGCTCTAAGGAAGTGCTAGAGTTGTTTAAGGAAAAACACGAAGCAGATTACGTCTGCAACGAGTTAAACCTTGCTACCACTGACTTCCCAGATGGTACAAGCTACAGTGTTGTCTTTAAAGGAGAATAATATGTACCTAGTATACTGCAACAAAACAAGTAAACTAATCGACAAAGTAATGTCTGCTAAAGACTTACTTAAGTACAAAGCAGAAGATGTGACTGTTCACATCGTACATCTGTAACTAACTGCTCTTCTCGGGCTTACGGAGAGACCACTTGGGGTAAGTACCAAGCTTTATTCACAATTAACCAAAAGGACTTAATCATGTCTACAGTTTTCGTACCGAAGTTTAGAACAGCTTCACCAACAGTGTTCTCTACTATGAATCCAACACAGGCTGATCGTGTCAGCAACCCAGTGTTCATCATAAACCTTGAGTATCGTGAGGATACTAACACTATTATTGCTGAAGGTAGTGATAATCGTAAGCGTAGATGCCAACTTAACCGCATTAACATTGACGGTTATGCTGAGAAACTCTGTAATGCACTCCAAAGAGCATATGACTACCAATTTGAAGTACAATTCATTGCTGCTGGTGGTAATGATCCAGGAGTATGGTTCTATAACATCCAAGAAGTAAGGAAATAAACATGAAAGCACGTTATTTACTCTTAAACCCACTCAAGGCAAGAGACTTTGGGTGTACAACAGCAGAAGTCATCGAGTCAGTCCAAGAGTTCGGCTGCAAAGTAGTCATGTCACCAGACACAACAGGGGAAACACTGCTGTATGCTGTGTCAGACAACAGAAGTGTACTGGAAAACATGGTAAATGAGGTAGAACTCAACGGAATTATCATAGAATACACAGCAATCTATGATCAAGTACTGGAAGGACAGTAAAATGGCATACCTAAGACAGTCCTATGGTAGATATTCTCTAGACCTATCAGGAGAAGAGCTGAATGCACTAGTAGACGTCATGGAAGAACTTCCTTCTATGAACAAAACAGAGAGAGGTATATGGTATCAGATCACAAAACACAGGGATTTCCTAAAACAAGAGGAAAAGTGGCACAGGGATATGGATAAAGAGAGGGAAATGGCGGCAGAAGTAGAACAACAGGTTAAAAAGTTCTACAATTCACTGTAAGACGTACCTAAAAGACATTCTCTCAGGACATTTCGCTGTGAAAAAGGCGAGACCTGAGGGAAGTCCTGAGGGATTTTCGTGTGTAGAAAACCTGAACGTTGTTTTTAAACGTTTTTTGTCACTTTTTGAACTTTTTAAACAAAGGAGTCTAAATGTACAAGCATCTGTACTTTGTAAAATGTGAAGACTGTCTTATTGAATACAACTCAGAAGACGTTAATATATTAAAAATAACCCACACCGCTATAGGTGATAAGATTGCAGAATTCGTCTGCACACTCTGCCAAGAACCCGTTCAATCACTAGTAACTGAGGTATAACATGAAGACCATAACCAGAAGACATAAACCAATCGCCTTCCAGCCATTCGAGTTAACGATGTCCATAGAAACCCAAGAACAGTTCTATGATATGATGTCGTTATTCTCATTCTACACCAACCTAGCAGACGTCACCAATACCACCAACCCAGACGTACATAAGCGTATGACTAACATATGTATGTCCATCTATGACGCACTTGAAGCAGAGGATCAATACTAATGGAAGTCTCTAAATGCTCAGATTATCCCACAATCTTCCAGCCTTACACTCTACGAATCAGCGTAAGTAATCTCGAAGAACATAACATGTTGGCTTCTATCTTCATGAACTCTGAGGTAATCGCCAAAGCCTTAACCTACCAAGGATATAACCAGTATGATGAACTAGTAAAATTCATTGAAACAATCGGTAACTACATAGAGGACTAATATGATCATCTCCAAACAAACCCAAGTT